TTATGGCATAGAAGAATGGTTGTCCACCAACTGCTACATCATATGAGTCAGATGTGTTTTGCCAGTATTGGCTTGTAGAAACAATACCAACATCAACAGCAATGGCACGTTCTGCACGACCTTCGGTTATATCACGACCAGCCACAGTGCTCCTTTAAATTAGAAAATTAATGAGCAGTTTTTTATCTTACTCAGGATAATTATTTAATTAAAGCGCAGCAATTTCGTCAGCAGACAAACCTAATGCTGCTAACTTTGCCTCAGCACTTGCTTTGGCTGCAGCCTTGGCTGCCTCTGCTGCTTCCTCTGCTGCTTTAATCTCAGCAAACTTTGCTGCATCTGCTTCTCTTTGAGCAACCTCTTCATCGGTAAGTTCTACCTCAGTAGTTACTCCTGTGGAACAATCCACTATGAGTTTAGTTGGGTTTGGCATTTGTTTTCTCCTTTATGAGTTTTTGATTCCGTATAGGTAGGCGGTTGAGTATTGCTTAAAATTGCCAGACGCATTGGGATATAATTTAATAGATGTAATGGCTGCTGAATCTGACCATAAAGCAGCGTTCAAATTGGCTAAAGCATAAGTAGCATTATTTTCACCAACACTATCTGTTGATACAGATTTGTAATTTGATGAAGTATAATTTGGTATGTAAATGAAAGTGCTGCCAAATGTACTGGCAGTTGCACCATCTCCACTTACATAACCTGCCATAATGGTAGTATCTGATTCTGAACCAGCGGCACTACCAGTACCATATACGCCCTTAAATGACCTGTTAGATGTTGTGCCATTAAAATCTAATTTGATATTATCCATAGCACCTGCCGCATTAGTCCTTGCAGATAAATGCACTAATAAATCTGTGTAAGTTGCTGGAATTGAAGTAAAAGTTATATCTGAAACTGAGCCAGTAGCAGAATAACTTGCAATTAAAGTATATGTATTTGCCATTATGCCTTCCTAAGCAGCCAAAATTCCGTAGAGTGTGAAAGTTGTTCCAGTCGCAAAACCACCTGAATTAACTCTAAAGGTTAATGAATTAATTGCGCTAGTAGAACGCCATAAACCAGCAATCGCTTCAACCTCAACAGTACCTAGTCCATATCTGCTTAAAGTAGATTTATATGTTGTAGTATTTGAATAATTATTAATCTGCATTATTGCCTGTGAAGGATTGGTTGAACTTAAACCAGTATTGTAAGCACCAGTTAAAACTCCAAGACTACTATTAGTCTGCCTACTGCTACTAGCAGAACTTCCATTACCAGCCAGCCAAGTTGAAGAGTAATTAGTTCCAGTATCTCCATTTATTCTCATATAAATAGTTTCGGCTGTTGAACATTTTATATTGGAAATAATAACAATTAAATCAGTATAACTAGCACTAATAGAACTTAAAGTAACTGCAGTTGTTGCGCTACCGACCGTAGTTGTTGTTATTGGTTCATAGGTTGCGGCCATTTAATTATGCTCCCTTAATGCCGTATAAGGCAAATTGTGTATATTGACGAAATGGCGATGAATATGGTGTTAAAGTTATAGATGTAATTGCAGCAGGTGTCGCATACCATAATCCCGAATTAAGATTTATTTCACCTGCTAAATTTCCACCAGCATTAGCATCTATACCACTGAAAGATCTAACTGTCTTTGCTTTAGAAGTTGAAGTATAATCTAATATATCAACTATTCCTGATAAATAAGTATTAGCAACATTTGCTCCGCCTTCTAAACGAATAAAATTTTGGTTTATTTCAGCAAAAGAAGCCGCATTGCTACCGTCGCCAGTTAAAACGTGTCTATCGTAAGCAGTTGCTGAACTTCCATTAAATGTCATATCAACTGGAGAGTTGGAATAAGTACCACGAGCATCTGCGCTTATATATCTCATTTGTAAATGTTTGTAAGTTTGTGGAATAGAACTAAATGCAATAGATGAACTACCACCTGAACCTACTGTTACTGTTGCAATAGATTCGTAAGAACTAGTAGATATAGTAGAACCAGTTATACCAGAAGCAGTAATTCCTAAAATAGGCATTAGGCTATATCTCCCATCGCATACCAGGTATCTGTTCCTGTTTTAATTAAAGTAACTGCAGAATATTGTACTCTACACTTAGGTGAAGCAGCGGTTGCTCCACTTGAAAGTATTGTTGTAGTTCCTGGAGTAGTTGCAGATATTGTTAATTGACCACTACCAGTTTGAATTATATGAATCTGAGTTCCTGTTGCGAAACCTACAGAAGCATTTGTTGGAATATTTATAGTTCCAGCAGTTGAACTGTTAGAGGCCAATAATAATTTACCAGCATCTCCTGAAACTAATGAATAGGCATTGCTAGTAAAAGAAGGAGTAGATGTACCCTGGGTAATTACTGGAGTAGTTAATGTTTTATTTGTAAGTGTATCTGTTGATGATGTGGTTACAACATTGACACCTTCAATAGCAACTACGCCTGCTGATACTCTAGATATTGTAGTATCTGTAGCGTGTCCTAATTCTACGCTTCCAACACCAAGTGCTGTGGTTGTAGATGCAGTAATTCCGCTTACTGGAAGACCTGTAGCATTTGTTAAAGTAACAGATGTTGGAGTTCCAAGTACTGGAGTAACAAGAGTTGGAGAAGTTGCAAATACTAAAGCACCACTGCCAGTTTCATCTGTTACTGCAGTTGCTAAGTTTGCACTTGATGGTGTGCTAAGAAATGTAGCAACACCAGTTCCTAAAGAGGTAATACCAGTTCCACCGTTAGCAACAGGTAAAGTTCCTGATACATCATTGGCTAAACGAACAGTAAGAGTATTGCTTGCACCACTTATTGTTTTATTTGTAAGAGTATTACTTGATGAAGGTGTAACAGTAATATCACTTGTAAGAGCAACTGTTCCTGTTGTAGTAGGTAAAGTTAAAGTTCCAGTATTTGTAATACTAGAAATAACAGGAGTTGTCAAAGTTTTATTTGTTAAAGTTTGACTGCCAGTTAAAGTTGCTACGGTTGAGTCAATACTCAAGGTAGCAGTACCACTCGTAGCAGTGCCAGACAGACCTGTACTGGCTGTTACCCCAGTAATATCTGCTTGTGCGTTATCCGCATTAGTTCTAGCACGGGTCATTAGGATATATCTCCAATCACTAGCCAAGTATTAGTATCAGTTTTGATACAAGTTAAAGTTGAATATTGCGCTCTACATTTTGGAGCAGTTGAGGTTGCACCAGTAGAATTAACAGTTACTCCAGATGCTCCCTGAACTGTTATTTGACCTGAACCAGTCTGAGCAATATTAATTTGAGCACCAGTTGCAAACGGAACAGAAGAGTTGGTTGGGATATTTATAGTACCAGCCGTAGAACCATTTGATGCTAACAATAATTTACTATCATCTCCAGATACTAGCGTATAAGCATTTGTTGTAAATGTAGGAGTGCTAGTTCCAAGATTGACTATTGGAGAAGTTAGAGTTTTGTTTGTAAGTGTTTGACTACCTGTTAATGTAGCCAATGAACTAGGGAATGTATTTGTTCCCGATGTTAAATTTTTATTTGTAAGTGTATCTGTACTTGATGCAGTAATTCCTGCAGAAGCAGCCCATTTAACTCCAGTAGTTTGAGTACTATCAGCAGTTAAAACATAATCATTAGCACCTACCGCAAGTCTACCAACTGTATCATTGGCAGTACCTACTAGTAAATCACCTTTAGCATCAATAGTTGTTGCCACCACAGCATTCGCTACAGTAAATGGAGTAAAGGATAATACCTCTACAATATCACTAGCGGTTAATGCTGTAAGTCCAGTAATACTTGTGCCAGTTGAGGCTGTATAGTCACCACCTCGTGATAATAGTATACCATTTAAATATACTTGTTCATAACCTACTGTATAAGATAATGTTACCGCATTATCATCTGAACCATTAAGCGTGGTTTCACCACCTGTTGCAGTTTTACTCCAACGAGTTGCTGTAACTGCTGAAGTAATATTGCCCCAAGAAGAACCAGAATATACCTGCATAACACTTGAAGTAGTATTCCAATATAAAGCACCAGTAAGTAAAGCATTGCCATCATTGTCTAATGTAGGGGCAGATGCTTTAGCACCTAAGTATCTATCATCAAATGAATCATATGAGGTTGCAGCAGCGGAGGCACTAGCAGCAGCAGAAGCAGCATCGGCTGCTACGTTTGTTGCAAAAGAATCTACATAAGCCTTTGTGGCTGCGTGTAGGTTAGATGATGGAGCACCTGATAATGTAAGTGGTCCAGTCATTGTAGAACCAGATTTAAGAACTACCGTATCTGAGAAGTTGGCTGTGTCAGCAAGGGCTGCAGCAATTTCATCTAAAGTATCTAATGTGCTAGGAGCACCAGCAATAAGGTTTGCAATAGATGTATCTACGTAAGCCTTAGTTGATGCATCCGCATCTGCTGTAGGTGTAGCCAAAGATGTAATCTTTTGACTATTAAGAGATACTGAGCCAGTAGGAGCAGCCATCTGGTCAAGACGATTAGTTCTAACGGCTGTATTAAAATCTGAAATAGTTGAGGCAGTTTGAGTGCCAGTATGGTTAGCACGGGCAAATGGGTCAGCAGTTAACTTGGCTGCAGTAATAGTACCATCGGCAATATCTGCTGCAACGATAGTTCCATTAACAATATCAGAAGATGTAATGGTTCCAGCAAGGTCTAACTTGCTATATGAAATAGCAGCAGATGCACTAATATCAGCATTTGTAATTGTGCCATTAGCAATCATTGTGCTAGTTACTGTGCCAGTGTCAGTTGTATATACACCATTGGTTACTGAACCTGCAGAACCTGATACGTTACCAGTTACGTTACCTGTAAGATTACCAGTAAATGTACCAGCGATAGTTCCTGTACCAGTAATAGTTGGGCTAGAAATTGTTGGGCTAGTTCCAAGTACATTTGCGCCTGAACCTGTTGAGGTAGTCACTCCTGTACCACCATTGGCTACTGGCAAAGTTCCAGTTACACCAGTTGTTAAAGGTAATCCAGTTGCATTAGTAAGTACCGCAGCAGATGGAGTTCCTAATGCTGGAGTAGTTAATGTTGGGCTAGTTAAAGTCTTGTTAGTTAGTGTCTGAGTGCCAGTTAAAGTAACTACACCAGTAAGTGTGTTATCGGCTGCACTAATTGTTTTGTTAGTAAGAGTCTGAGTATCTGAAGTTCCCACTACGGAACCAGTTAAACCGTGTACTCCTGAAGATGCTTCAATGTGTGTATTGGCCTCACGGTAATCTCTACCAATTGCCATATGCCGTACTACAGCACCAGCAGAGTGGGCTACGCCAGTTGAGCCATCAATACCACGAGTAATAGTAAGAGTGTTAGTGGAGACCGCCGTTACATCTACAATTTCTTCAAGCGCTGTATCTGGGTCAATCACCACCGTAAAGGTTTGGCCAGATGAAATCGTGGCACCACCTAGTAAAGAAGTTCCTGATACTACAGATGCTGAAGTACCATTAGAAGTTAACGCTGAAGCAAGTGTTGTTTGCTGTGAGCGTGAGGAGTATTTGCGTGTTGTCATTTATTTACCTATCGGCTGTAGTGGACTCGAATTGGATATAGGTTTTGTTGTCTCTGAGTTTCCTCGTTGAGACGTTGTGTATATAGAGCGTATAGTTGCTTTGTTGCAGTTTGTGAAGCACCATAAGGACGTTTACTATCTGTTTCGTCTGCCTGTGGGCTAACTTGTGCAGCACGTGCAGGGTCAAGGTAGGTAAGCAAACGATAAGAGGCGCCAAGAACAATTACATCTTTGCAAGAGTTTGGCAAACCAGTTTGTGTTGAGAAGTCTTGAGCATTAGTAGTAAATGGTTCTGGGTCTGTAGCATATACAACCTTTACAGTTCTACCAGGAGTAATGTAATCTCCGATAGTTATTGTCTGTGCTGTTGAACCAAATGCTGTAGCATCTGCTTTAGAATCCCAAGACCAGCGACGTACAGGAATCCATTCTAAAGATGGACCAACTGATTGCCACATAACTGTAAGAACATTTTGTATATTTAAAGCATCAAAATCATAAGTTGTTTGAGCAGCATTAAATGTAAAAGTAGTTACTTTGGCGGCAAAGATGGTAGAGCCAGCAGCATTAATAGTATCGTTGATAGCCTTCTTAATTACATAGCGTGGGAATGTAGGTGAGATAGTAACCTTAGTATCTGCTGTGTGTGTAGCAGCAGTAGTGCCTAGATAACCACGACCATAAGGAGATACAGTTGCCGTGTTAGCAACACGGTCAAATGAATCTACCCACATTAACTCTTCATCAATCTCAACTATACCTTTACCTAGATTCTCAGTTGAACCCAAAGATAATACAGTAGGAGATGTAGATGATGATGTTAGAGTAGTCACTGCACTGGTTAAGTGAGTTGCTCTATCTTGTTGGTAAGTATATCCAGCAAGGTTAATCTGAACCTCATTGATTAAATCTGTTAATGTAGTTGTCAAGATGCTATAGTCCTTAATGCATCGACTGCAGATTTACCTGTAGTTCCTGCTAGTTCGTTACAGATACCGTTTAAATCTTTATAAGCAGAAGGTGCTCTACCAGCACTTGCCTTTTTATTTAAGGCTGCAATTATTCCAAGCCCAGATGTTCCAGCCCAAGTATTAGCAGCACCTTGCTCATCTTTAAATGCTGTTCTTAATGGGTAGTTACCACCATTGGCTAGGCGATTTAATTCAGCACATAAAGTGCTACCTGCGGTACCTGTTGGCATTATTTATCCTATCTAGGTGTAATGATTTTCTTATCAGGGGTGATAAGTTTTGACTTAGGCTCTTCCTTAGGTTTACCAAAGAATGCCTTGTAATAATGTTCATCAAATGAAAAACGTTTCATATGCGGAGCAGTTGCTCCTGTATGGCAATAAAGTGGAACTTCTGCCTTATCGCATAGCGCAAAGAAAAATATATCTTCGCCAATAAATTTGGCGCCTTTACCCATTTCCATAAAGATTTGACCATCAGGTGATACTTCACGGACTTTAGGTACTATGCTTCTATGCATTAAGATAAATCCCATACCTGCTGCTTCAACTTTAATTAGTTGATTTTTAGGTAGTGGATGTACTCTACTTATTGCAATTCCGCCTTCACCATCGTTAACAAAACTATATACTGTAGGCATTGGAACCATCAAAGGTTCCTCTGGATTATCTGTAGTAAAGTATACTCCAGTAACCAATGGACGCTTTTCAGCATCTCTATTATCCCATAATAACTTAAACTTCTCTGGACTGATAACTACATCTGAGTCTACCCATAGTAGCCATTCATAATCAGTCTTGTCATACCAGTAATCAATTACTGTTTGACGTTGTCTGGCAATTTGATTGCCTTGGCTTCTTAGTGATGTAGCAAATTCTACACCAGACTTTAACATTACATCTGTTACGCCTTGCATAAACTTGCCATCTACCATACCATTATCACACCATACTAGTGCAATAGAATCTTTTTTACTCATAGTCCCCTATGTCCCTATCTGTATTTAGCGGCCTTCTTGGCTATTGATTTAGGTTGTTTAACAAATTGTTTACCCTTAGCATTACCTGCAGCCTTGGCTTTATTAGTAGCAGCCTTCTCAGCAGGGCTTAATGCAGCCCAAGCCTTCTCAGGTAAGTATCTTTTCTTACCTTTAGATGGCTTACCATCAGAAGTTTTCCACTTTTGTGCAGTCCAATCCTTTAAAGACTTTTGAGATTTAGCAAGTGCCATTACTTATATCCTCCGCCAGCCTTCTTATATTGAACAGCAAGTAATTGTGCCTTACGGGCTGACCATTCCCCTGGGTCTCCACCCTTAGAACCAGCCTTAATCTTCTTAAACAATGCAGCCCTCATACCAGGCTTAGTATAGTTACCAGCAGCATTTACTTTAGACTTAGTCTTTTTCTTTGCTACCATTTTACTTTGTCCGCCCAATATGCTGCAGACATTTTGCCTTTAGCAATGTTTTTAGCGTGACGTGCTTTAAATGATTTTTGACGAGCAGTTGGTTTTTTGTCGCCAGTAACACCTTGTTGCCCAAATCGGATAGTTTTAACCTTGCTACCTTCTTTAGCCACTACTACGTGGCTCTTCTTAGGGTGATTAGGAGTACGCTTTGGTTTATTAAAACCAGATACTCCAGCCCTAGTTAATCTTGAATCTTTCATTTATCTCCCCTTAACTACTTCTTTTGTCTTAGGGTCAAGGCGGACTTTCTCCGACCCATCCTTTCGGAGGATAACAATTAAACCGTCCCGCATAATTGATTTATTCCATCCGTCGTGACGCTTGCGTTGACCCGATGACATTAGTCGCCTCGACCTGTGTTTCGCTTTGCTGGCTTCTTAGGGATTCTACCCTCACGAAGATTAGCACGATTAGCGTCTGGTCTCTTTGCTTGCTTTTGTCTACCTGGAGCAGAATACTCAAAGTTAGACTTAGGTGCACCATATAGGTTTAATGTATTTGAAACAGGTCCTGGTGAAGCCTTTGGCTTGTATACAGGATTCATTCTGCTGGTATCTGAGGCTTTGCTGCGAGGCTTTGATGCTCTAGCATTGCTTTCTGAGATAGCCATTCTTACTCTTGCTATAGCGGAATCAATATCTGCATCACCAGAATAAGACCCACTATTTCCTTCTAGAGGCATTCTTGCCATTATTTGCTGCCTTTCTTTTTAGATAGTCCAGCCTGGGATAAAGCGATAGCAACTGCTTGTTTCTTAGACTTTACCATTTTCTTTGACTTACCAATGTTAAGAGTTCCTTTTTTAAATTCTCTCATAACCTTAGAAACTTTTTTTGATGCTGCTTTTTTCATTACTTACTCCTGTATATACCAGGTGTGGTACGAGTTTCAGGTATAAACATATTTGGATATTTCTTTTCAATTGCTTTTTTAGCAGCGGCACTTGCAGAAGCCATACCTTTAGGAGATATTGATTTCTGATATGCATCAACTGCAGCCTTACCTTTTAGTACGGTAGGTTTTGGTGTTGGCTTTGGCGTTGCCATATTACTTCTTCTTGCCCATCTTCTTCATACCCTTACGCATTTCCATTCTCTTTTCAGATTTGGATTCCATCTTCTCACCCTTAGCATAAGCCTTGGCTGCAGCCTTACCTTTGGCTGTGTATGGGAACTTCTTTTTTCCTACTTTTGGCATTAGATTTGTCCTATCTCTTTCATTACAGTTGCGGCTTTTGGAGTTATATCTTTAGTCTTAGGCATAGTGTCCGCATTGTACGCTTTACCTAATACTTCTGAGGCTCTATGCGCTTCTTGTACGTGTCGCATAGTTGTTCCTGCTGGTTGTATTCCTTGTGCTCTTGCGTCCCGATAAGCCTGTAACTCAGCGTTCCATTTCTTATCTGGAATATCTCGTTTAGCATCTCCAGTATTCATCTGGAGTCCTAATCCTTTGCATCCAAAACATCCATCAATTGGTTCTGGATGATGTTCCCAGTGTTTCATATGTCCCCTATACTGCTGTAAAGTTTGCCTCAGTTATTCCTAAGCCTGACGCTATCAGTGCTGCTTTAGTAGTATCATCTACTGTATGTTCATATCCGCCACGATAAAATTCATCATAATCGGCAATATCTTCATCAAGTATATATCTTACTTTAGAATAAGTCCCACCACTTTTAGCAATACTAATACCTCTATCTAATTTATAGAAGTAAAATAATCTATGTCCACCTGCTGGTCCCTCTCGGACTGTTGGTGTTTTAAAAACATAATCTGCCATTGCTCTCCTTAATGAACTTACTGTAAGGCTAGAGTTTCCCCTAGCCCTACCGTCAATCAACTAAGCGATTGATGAACCTGATTCGATTCTGTATAGTGCCTCTTCACGGTAGCGAGCAAAACCTAGTACGCCGTACCAACCCATTGGGCGGTGACGCATTAACTTGTCAACTACTGGTCCAATTACTACGTGTGGCTCTTCTGCTACGGCCTCAGCCAATGCTTGCTGTCCAGCAAGAATTGTACGATAAACACGAGCAGATGAAGCACCGTCAGTAGCATTGTACAGACGTGGAGACTCTACGAAGT